TTTTGTAGAAGGCATTATGGAAGGCAAAGAATGGATTTGGGATAATGGGATTTTGAAAGAAGCACAGGTTAAAGAATTAAAATTACAGGTTGAGAGTAAAGAACGAATCGCAAGAGCAGAGAAAAACGCTATTGTGTTTGAGAACTTTCTTAAAAAGCTGTAATTTTATAAATAATAATTGACTATTTTTTAGTCCATTATTGCAAATTAACATTAATATTAAGAGGAAAAGTAAAATGGAAAACGGTAAAACAGACGCAATGGCGCCTAAAAAAAATGCCGCTCCAGCAGAAGCACCTAAATCTTTAGGGGCAACTATTCAGAATGTTATCACAAAGGCTGTCACAAGCCCAACTGATGGCAAAATTGATTTCGCACAAGGGGTTAATCACATTACTGGTGACCCACAACAAAAAAGTGCAAAACCTGCTGAGCCAATGCAATCTCTTAAAGCTGGTTATGACATGAAACCTAAATCTGAAACTTATGAAGATAAGGAAGAAGTCAAAGAAGCTGACGAGAAAGAAGACGAAAAAATGATGAAAGCACAAGCTGACATCAAAAAAATGAACGCAAGTGTTCATAAAAAAGATGACATGAAAGAAGCTGAAGACAAAAAATCAGAAATGATTAAAGCAGAAATCGAAAAAATGAAAAAAGAAATGTCTGACAAAGAAAAAGAATTAAAGGCGCAAGCTGATAAGGAAAAAGAAATGTCAGAGGGTGAAATGCCTAAGGCTGCTTTAGACGCTCTTAAAAAGTCACAAGAGAAAAAAGATGACAAAGAAGACGTAAAAGAAGCTTCACATGATGATGAAAAGAAAAAAGAAATTAAAGCTCAAAAAGATGATGAAAAAGAAGTAAAAGAAGCTTCGCATGATGACGAGAAAAAAGAAATCAAAGCTTCTGCAAAAGACAAAGTAAAAGACATGGATATGAAAGAAGATGTTGCTGCTCTTACAGATGGTGAAGAACTATCGGAAGAGTTTAAAGCAAAAGCTGCTACAATATTCGAGTCTGCTGTTAAAGCAAAACTTGTAGAAGAAATTGAAAAATTAGAAGGCGAATACGAAACTAAGGTTGCTGAAAAAGTTGAAGAAACTAAAGAAGAAATCGTAGAAAAAGTTGACGCTTATCTAAATTACGTTGTTGAATCTTGGATGAAAGACAACGAACTTGCTATTGAAAAAGGTCTAAAATCAGAAATTACTGAAGACTTTATCGGTGGCATGAAAAAACTTTTTGAAACTCACTACATTGATTTACCAGATAGTAAATTTGATGTTGTTGAAGATCAAGCTGCACAAATCGTTAAGTTAAAAGAAGAAATGAACAAGACGTTAGAAGCTAATGTTGAGTTAAATCAGAAAATTGGCGAATTTGCTAGAGATGAAATTATAAATGACGTATCTAGTGATCTTGCTGAAACTGAAAAAGAAAAACTTAAAGGTTTAGCAGAAAGTATTGAGTATGTGGATGCTGCTGATTACAGAGGAAAAGTAGAGACTCTAAAGAACTCTTATTTCCCTGCTCAGAAAGCAAGTGATACTGAATCTAATGAAGTAGCTGCAACAGAGAACATGACTTCGGATGTTGATTTATCTGAGTCAATGGCTGCATACACAGCTGCAATTAGTAAAAACCAAGCTAAGAAGTTATACTAGTTTTGACTTTTTAGTAAGTTTAAATTTAAACTAAAGTAAATAAGAAAGAGGGAGAAAACAAAAATGTTTTTATCTGAATCTATACAAAACAAGTGGCAGCCTGTTTTAGACCATCCTGATCTTCCAAAGATCAACGATAGTTATAAAAGAGCAGTCACTTCTGTTGTACTAGAAAACCAAGAGAAAAGTTTGAAAGAAGACGCTCAGTTTATGAGTGAGTCTGCTCCATCAAACGCTACTGGTTCTTCTATACAAAACTGGAATCCTATCCTTATTTCGCTAGTAAGAAGAGCAATGCCTAATCTTATCGCTTACGATATTTGCGGCGTTCAACCTATGTCAGGACCAACTGGTCTTATATTTGCTATGAGAAGTAGATTCTCAAGCCAATCTGGCACAGAAGCTCTTTTTGAAGAAGCTGATACAGATTTTTCTGGTAGATCAGCTGCGGGATCAAGTGCAAACGGATTCTCATCAACTGCACACTCTGGTGAAAACCCAGCTGTGCTTAATGACGCTCCAATTCCAGGTGCAGGACCAAACTACACTACTGGTACTGGTATGTCAACTGCTGCTGCTGAGGGCTTAGGCCACGGTACAGACGCTTCAGAATTTGCTGAAATGGCATTCTCAATTGAGAAATCAACTGTGACTGCAAAAAGCAGAGCTCTAAAAGCTGAGTACACAATGGAGTTAGCGCAAGACCTTAAAGCAATTCACGGCTTAGATGCTGAAACTGAATTGTCAAACATCCTATCTGCTGAAATCTTAGCTGAGATCAACAGAGAAGTTGTAAGATCAATTTACAGAACTGCTGAAGTAGGTGCTGCTGATAACGACAACTCGGACGCAACAATCAACACAACAACTGCTGGTATCTTTGATTTAGATACTGACTCTAATGGTAGATGGTCTGTTGAGAGATTTAAAGGCTTAATGTTCCAAGTAGAACGTGACGCTAACGTAATCGCTCAAAGAACGAGAAGAGGAAAAGGTAACATCATTATCTGTTCTTCAGACGTTGCCTCTGCTTTACAAATGGCTGGTGTTTTAGACTACACTCCTGCGTTAAACAACAACTTAAATGTTGATGACACAGGAAACACTTTTGCTGGTGTATTAAACGGTAAATACAAAGTATATATCGACCCATATGCTGCAAACTTGGCGTCTAACGCTTCACCTGCTAAACAATACTACGTTGTTGGTTATAAAGGTACTTCACCTTATGACGCTGGTATTTTCTATTGCCCATATGTACCACTACAAATGGTAAGAGCAGTAGGACAAGACTCATTCCAACCAAAAATTGGATTCAAAACTAGATATGGTCTAGTAGCGAACCCATTTGCTGGTAGCGATGTGACTGGTACTGGTTCAATCACTGCTGACGGTTTAACTGCATTATCTTCTAACAGATATTACAGACGTGTCCAAGTGACAAACATAATGTAATCATTGTTGATGAACAAACGAATTAAAGGGGGCTTCGGCCCCCTTTTTTTTAGCATAAATAAATGTATGAAATCCCCATTCAAAGAAATCGTAGGAATAATATTAATAGTCGCCTTTATGACTTTACTATCATATGGTCTTAATTACTTACAAAAACCTAATGCTTTAGAAAACATTGAAAAAAGAATGGACGAAGCACAAGAAAAAGAAAGTATTTTGACTGAAAATGAGAAAAAATTAAAGACAGAATCCCAAACAAAAGAGTGGGAAGAAGTAGATAAACAAACAGATAAATAGTAGTATGACTACTACAAACGCTAACGATAGACAACCTTCTAAATTAGATTATGCAGAACCTACAAAGTTTAGGTTTGGTGTAATTAAATTACCTAAAGTTGAATACTTTTGTACGGCTGCAAATATACCTGGCATATCACTAGGTCAAGCAAATCAACCTACACCACTTAAAGATATACCTATTCCAGGTGATAAACTAGATTATGATAATCTTAATATCACTTTTTTAGTAGATGAAAATTTAGAAAATTATAGAGAGATACATGGTTGGTTAACAGGTCTTGGATTTCCTAAAGATCATTCACAATTTAGAGCATTACAAGGTGCAGGTTCTGATAGATATCCCACAACAACAGACACAGGTTTAAATAGTGAATTAGGTAGAATTAAAAAACCAACGCAAGATGATGGTGGTCTTTATTCAGACGCAACCTTATTTGTATTGTCAAGTAAGAATAATGCAAATTTAGAGATTAGATTTAGAGATATATATCCTATATCATTATCAGGATTAGACTATAATCAACAAGAAACTGATATACAATATTTGACTGCTAATGTGACCTTTGCATATAAGATATATGAATTTGCAACGGTGTCATCTAGTGCTACAACTGAAACTACATCATAAAGCTTGATTTTTTGAGTAGTTGTGATATAATAACCATAGGTTAAAATATCCATAAATATAAAAGGTGAATACATAATGACGTTAGAAGAACTACAAACAATGGCAGATAAAGACTTGAAAATCAATGACGTAGAACTTGATATAGAATCTTTAAAGACGCCACAACTACACAACAAATATTCAAAGTATCATAACAAATATAAAAACTTACTAAAGGTAGCTGAACAAGATTTAGCACGAATAGTAAGAGAAAAATGGGAATACTACACAGGCAAAGCAGACCCTAGTGTATATCAAGCAAAACCTTTTAATTTAAAAGTATTAAGGCAAGATGTTGATAAGTACATCAAGTCAGATAGTGATGTCAATAAACTAGAGCAAAAAGTGACATATATAGAAACAACGGTAGACTATTTAGAAAGAACACTTAAACTTATTTCTAATCGTACATTTACAATTAAAAATGCAATAGATTGGAAAAAGTTTACCTCAGGAGTTATTTAATGCAACTAAAAAATTCATATATGTATTATCTCTCTGCTATCAAACCAGAGATGTGTAAAAAAATTATATCACATGGTTTATCAAAAATGGTAATAGATGAAAGTAAGGGTATATCTAAAAATGCCTCTACATTTGATGGTAAAGAAAAAGGTGGTGTAGATTTTAAAGGTAATAAAGTATCTAATTTAGCTGCTGGTGGTGCTACCAGAGAAACACTTGCTAAAAGAGGAATTAATACTGAAAAACTTTATGTTAGAGATAGTGATGTTTCATGGTTAAATGACAAATGGATATATGATATATTTCATCCTTATGTTCACCATGCAAATAAACAAGCAGGTTGGAACTGGCAATGGGATTTTTCTGAATCATTTCAATTTACAGTATATCATGGCAGAAAAGAAAATGGTGGTTTTTATGGTTGGCACGCTGATGGTTCATCTGATTTTAAAAGTATGTACAAAGCAGCCATAAAAGTAAAAGATAAACCTATACAATTTAAACCACCTAAAAGAGATGAAAAAGGTTTTGTAGTTATGAGACCTGATGGTAAACCAGAACCTGATATGAGGGCAGCTGATATACCTCTTAAACGAGATAAGAAGACGTTGGCACCAGGATTTACTGATAATATAAACATGTGGGATAAAGTAAGAAAAATAAGTATGACGGTCAATCTTACTGACCCTAAAAACTATGCAGGTGGAAATTTAAAGTTTGATTTAGGTGCTCACGCAGGAAAGAAAAGATTTAAAGTGTGTGAAGAAATAAGACCTCAAGGATCAATCATTATATTTCCTAGTTTTACATATCATTGTGTCACACCTGTAACCAGAGGAACTAGATACTCATTAGTATTATGGAGTTTAGGAAAACCATGGCAATAAAAGATACAGCAAAATTTTACGAAGAAAATAGATATTGTCTTATAAAAGAATTTATACCACCAATACTTGCAGACTACTTAT